AACAACAGAACCAAGTTCCTTACCTATTTTCTGTGCTTCTTTTAGAGTAGTTGAAGCAGTTTTTGCTGTTTCAAGCATTTTATCTTCCAATATATTGTTTAGGTTGCGCTTCTTCTTTTCTTTGTTTATCAGTTTTTGGGAATAATTCATAACCCAACTGAGGATACTTTCTCATTCTGTCTTCAGCAACAAATACCATTAGAACAAAAGTTAATAGTAATATTGCTATAAATCCACCTATCCACCAAGTGCATGTATACAAATTTCTCATAAACCTAGCGTGTTTAATATCTTCTTTATGTTGCGCTTCAATTTGTTTCTTTAATGCGATTGACTGTCTTGCATTTATTATCTTAGACTGCTGTAGCACTTCTGTCCATAGTGCACCCAACTCAGGTGGACTTTGATATATCATTACCTCACGCAATTCAACTTCCATCTGCTCTAGTTTTTTCTTCATCAGTACTCTTTGTAGAGCACGACTACCAACAGAAGCATCACCTGTATATAAATCATATGATCGTTTTTCTTCTGCTTCAAATACTGCTATACATTTTGCTTGGTTATCAAAGAAAGCACCAAGATGTTGACCCAACTCAAAATAAACATCACCTGAATCTTTCTTGTTTAATTCTTTTACTCTGGCTTTTTCTTCATTAAGTTGTTTGACTGCTGCAGGTGGTGGTGTCTTTCCCTTCCCTGCATACATACCATGAAACTGCTCATCCAGATCTTTGAGCACATCCTTAATATCTCCAGCTGCACCTTTTATATCTTTGTATAACTTGCACCCAGCCTTGATCGCAGATACTGCACCATTGGCTAGAGCAAAGAGAGTTAGGGGATCCATCTATTCACCCTCTTTCTCCACTCTAAACAAACTACACGACGATCATAAACATCACCAGTCCATGTCCATCGCACGCACTCCCACTCTGGGTATTTCTTAACAGGTTCTTGCGCCAGTGCTAATAGTAAGATCCAATCATACATTTTACTTAGATCCTGTAGCGTAATCTTCTCGTTCTTTTTTTTCTTTGTCAGCCCGTTCTTTGGCTTGTCGCTGTATAATTACAAGTCGTGCTGCCACTTTTTGTTCATAAATTCTTTTTTCTTCCATTTGGCCATACACACCAACACCTACCATGGAAGCACAAAATAAAACTACAGCAAATCCTATAAAGTACATAGCATTCATAAATTGCTCTGCTACTTTTTTCTTGTGTTCTAATTGTCGGGTTTCTTCTTCACGCTCTGCTTCTGCTCGTTCCTTAAACAGTCTAGTGCGTTCCTTAATCATGTGTTCCCACAATTCAGGTTTACCTAACTGCCAAAGAATCATGTCTTTAAGATCACGCTCTGCTTGCCTTAATGCATCACTGTGCATGGCAATTTCTAAGGCTTCTCTTCCTAATTCTGCGTCTGTTTTACCTAAACGAGTGCCCTTGGCTTTTATCTTTATTCGTTCACGATGTATAGCGTCTGAAGATTCAAAAAACTTACTAAACTGTCCTACTAGACTGTTTATGTCTTTACCTAATGCTATAGCTTGTTTGATGTGGCTGACAGCTGATTGAGCAGCAGCAAATGCCAGCCCAATAGTGATGGGATCCACTGCAATTCTCCTAAAACCAGTGTAGTATTACCTACTATTTAGGTTTTTTGGGTTGCAACTCGTCTACTTCAATTTCGATAGTTTTTACACTAGGGGATGAAAACACACTCTGAACTTTGTTCAAGAACGATTGTGCTTTCGGTGGTTTCTGTCCAGTTTCTTCCATATGACGACCAACTTGTTTTCGATTGTATAACTCTGGTTCCCAATCTTTGGTTGGTTCATCTACTTGAATTTCTGGTAATTCAGATTCTAATAATTCGTTGACTTCTTTTTTAATTTCTTCTGGAACAATAGTTGTTTCTAGTTGTTCTTTTGATAAATGCTCTGTCATTTGAGTAAAGACAGGAGTTGTGGATGGTTCAACGACTTTTATTTCGTCATTAAGTCTAACTTCTATTGGCTCTGGAAAATCTTCAACAGGTGGTTTCTCAAAGAAATCATTCCATCTTCTTGTACCAGTATGTTTAAGATTCCAGTTTGCTGCGATTAACAATAGTACTGCCAATGGATCAAATACAATAACAATGAGTATGGTGACGATACGAACAGCTTTCTCAAGCATAGTAACATCAGTTGCACTTTCGTCACCATATATCAGTGCAGCAATATACTTAATTGGTCCTACTTCTGCTTCGACTTTACGGACTTCGCTGGCGATTGGGGCACGCTCTTCGTTGTACTTGGCGATCTTGGTTTGCGCACTACCGATTTCGTTGAGGATCCTGTTTCGGTCTTTTTGCTGGTTTCTACGGACGGTAATGGCTCGCTCTGTTCCTTTGGCATCGTCTGTTCTTGCGATGGTTTGATCAACTTGAGCATCCAGTTGAGTAAGTTCTTTACGATTTGCATTGATATTTTCCTTTTCTGTTTTAATTTTCTCATCAATCAATGCTAACTTAGATTGAACATCTCCCGTGGGAATTGCTTGATCTAAATGTGCCTTTGATAAGAATCCGAAAATGCCCATAGATGTTAATAACATTAACACTATTAAAGCACCCACAAAGTATGACTTCATCAATGCTGGTATTTCTTTCCAGTTTTGATAAAGCCAAGATGCAACTACAAGTTTTGATGCTTCAAGCATCGAACCCATAAGAGCAATTGGTACTACAGCTGCAGCAAAGATTGCGATAAGACCCATCACTGCGTAATATGCAGCAAGAGCCGATAACGATAGTGCAACTGCAAAAAGTAAATATGTCATAGTTTGTTTTTAATATGAGAGCCATGGACTCGGACAGAAATCTGCCCATTGTAGTAGTCGTCTGACTCTAACACCTTTCGTGCAAACTGTTCTCGTGCTTCTATGTAAGAACATTCAGCTTTGGATTTACAAAAGAAAAGAATCTCACGAAGGAAGTTGTCCTTTCCGAGAGACTCTACATCTTTATTTAGTTCTATACTCGAACCATAGTACTCCATCCAATCAGAGTCTATTTTGCTACGGATCTTTTTTCGCTTCTTGATTCCGTTTTTCTGCTTCACCATCTTGTATGTGGTCTTGGCAAACTTAGATAACTTTTTGCCAACATACATGCGACTGCTGGCTTTGTTCGTAATTAAATAAACAAAGCCAACACAATCATCAGGAAGTTCTTCGATAAGTTCGTTATTATAAAGCCACATTAGAATAATCAGTAGTGTAAACTACTATTTATTCTTCCTCTTCGTAATCGTCTTCTTCGTAAATGTCAGCAGAGCACACAGGACAGTAAACGATATCTTCTAATCGTTCTTCTGACTTGAGGATAATCTTACCTCTTGCCTGACATTCGGTGCACTCAAAAATCTTAGTGGTCATGCAGCTTTCCCCCAAACATCACCCCATGTGCCAGACAATGCACCCTTTGCGTAATCAGTAACACGATTCTCAAAGAAGTTTCCATGTACTGGCGCATTGATCATTTCTTCAACCCATGGTAGTGGATTCTTTTTAACTTTAAAGATACCTTTCATGCCAAGAGAGATTAAACGACGATCTGCAATGTAACGAATATATTTCTTTACATCTTCTGCAGATAGTTCACGCATATCTGCACCTTGATAGCAAAGATCAATAAACTTATCTTCTAACTCTACCATCTTCTCAGCGATTGTGTATATCTTACCCTTTAGTTCATCATTCCAGATCTCAGGATTTTCTTTGATATACTCACGGAACAATTTAATCATTGATTCAGCATGAATTGTTTCATCGGCAATAGACCATGTAACAATTTGACCCATACCTTTCATCATGCCATGTCGAGGAAAATTAAGCAACATGATAAAAGAACTAAACAACTGCATACCTTCAGTAAAAGCAGAGAACACAGCAATGTGCTCAGCAGTACTAGCAATAGTACCATTGCGACTAGAAAGGTCAAGTACATAGTCATGCTTATCCTTCATCTCTTGATATTCAAGAAACTCATTGTATGTAGATTCTGGCATTCCAAGAGTTTCAATTAAGTGAGAGTATGCAGCGATGTGTAATGCTTCTCTTGCAGCAAAACCCATCAACATCATACGAATCTCAGGTTGTGGAAAATATGGAAGATAGTTATTAACATATCCACCAGCCACATCGATGTCACCTTGTGTGAAGAAACGAAAGATGTT